CCTCTGCGCTTGGGCGAACGGGTTGGCCTGCTGCACCGGGGCCTGCTGGGCGGCCTGTGGGGCCTGCGCTTGGGCGAACGGGTTGGCAACAGGCTGTTGGTTCGCCAAAGCGGCGTCGGATTTGAATTGCAGTTGCATGTGGTCCTCCTGACCTTCCTCTGTGATTTGGATAGCCTCGCCAAACTCGGCTGTCAAGGCATTAAGAAGCGCGGTTTGCAGGGTGTCCTTCGCCGCGCGCGACTTCACCGCCGACTCGTCCACGGTGTTCTCCGCAATGAAGGTGTGCACGATCACAGCGTCTGCCGTGTTGCCCTGCCGTCTGATCCGGTCGTTAAACTGGATGTAGTGGTCGAGATCGAACGTCGGGCCCCACCACAAGACGTGGTGTGCCCCACCTTTTTGCAGATTCAAGCCATGACCAGCACTCGCGGGGGATGCTGCCATGATCCGAATGTCGCCCCTGTTCCAGCGGGCCACGTGGTCGAGCATGGTCTTCTCGTTCACCCCGGCCCCGATGAAGGGTAGGTCGTCGCCAAGGGCTTCCCTGATCTGCGCCAGATCGTGCTGATACCAGTAGGCGATCAACAACTGTTCGTCGCCCAATTCCTCCACCAGTTCCAGCAGGGCGTCCTTCTTGGCGCTGTGGACCTCATAGACCACATGGTTCTCGTCATAAACCCGCCCGTTCGCCATCTGCTTGAGTTTCCCCATCAGCACGGCAGCGTTGGCAGCGGTGATATTCACCCCTTGGAATGGCGCGATCAGGTTGTGCTTGAGCGTGGTGTAGAGCTTGCGCGCCTTGGCATCCAGCACCACTGTGCGGTTGTCATAAACGAAATCTGGCAGGTCGAGCTTCCCATCCGCCCGGAACACGTAGTCGGCGATCCTGGCCTCGATTGCGACCTGTGCGCCGGGGCGAGGGTTCCACGCGTAGCCGTCGTAGCCCTGCTCGAAATAGTCGTGCCGGTAGCGGGTTATCCGCTGGCCGAGCGCCGCACCACCGTCGAGGATCAGGAACTGCCCGAATAAGTCCATCAAGCCGTTCGACGCGGGCGTCCCGGTAAGGCCCCAACGGAACTTCGCCACTTTGGCGAGCGGGCGGGCGGCGCGGAACCGCATCCCCTGACTGTTCTTCATGCGACGGATTTCATCAAACACCACCACGTCGAAAACGAATGGCACCTTGCCTGCCTTCGCCATCTCGGCCAGCCAAGGCAAACCCTCGTAATTGATCAGCCAGACGTTCACGTCGCGCCGCTTGAGCCACATGGCCTTCTTGCTGCCGTGTAGCCGCGCCGCGCGCAGTCCGTTCAGCGACGCCCACTCCTTGATCTCCTGTTCCCAGACCGTCTGCACCACGCGCAGAGGGGCCACGACCAGCATATGCTCCGCCTGGCCTGCGTCTCGCAGAGCCTTGAAGGCGTGAAGCGCGACCGCGCTTTTCCCATACCCTGGGGCGAGCCACAGTGCTGCGGCCTCCCGCGCGCAGAGGTGCTCCATGGCGCGCCGCTGATAAACGTGTGCGTCGGCAGTCCAGTCAAGCATCGTCTTCTCCATCACACTTGGCCCGGAACGCCACCAACGCTGCCGCGACCGCTTCACAGGTGTCAGGCTTGGCATAGGAATGCCCAAGGGCCTGAATGACCCGCCTGCGTTCGCGCTGGATCGGGCGCAGGCGCTTGCCGGGAGCCTTGGTCTCGATGAACAGCGTCCCAGCGGCTGGCCCGAGCACCAGCACATCCGGCCAGCCGACCTCAACGCCTTGGCGCAATGTCATGCGGATACTAACCAGCCCCAGCCGCTTGCACAGCCGCTTGGTGAAGGCAAGGATCATGGCTTCGGACACCGGCTTAGTCATCCCCGAACCCCATGTCCCAGAAAGCGTCGCCCTGCTCAAGCGGGAGGTCGTATATCTCGCGTTCAAGGCGCGCGACCTCGGCCTCGGTCAGGATCACCTTCCCCATGCCTGCCTCGAAGCACTCCAACTGCCCGCCGCACTCAGGGTCATAGTCATCCGGCGAGCCATAGGTTTTGGCCGGGGTGTAAGACGACAAGGTGTATTCAACCTCGACCTTATCGCCGTTGTCACGCTCGAACGTGTAGCTGTGATCACTCATCTCTCATCCTCCTCAGAATCCAGCCTCACAGGGGCCGCCCTTGGCCTTGTGAAACGTGCACCACTTGCAAGCGTCTCGTGACGGCTTGGGCCGGAACGCTTGATCTGCCTCCATCATGGCGGCGTTTGCCATCCACAGCCCGTAAAGCCCGTCACGCTGCGCCGGGTCGCCCGAGGGGCCATAGAACTGCGCCCGGTCGTAGGTGACAGTCACCGTGTCGCCGGTGTCGAGATAGACCAGGTGGCCCTTGAATGTCTCCAGCTTGTCGAACATCCAGTAAGCCGGAATCGCGAAAATCTGCATCTGCGCGTCGTAAGAGCCTCGCGGCTGGCCGGTCTTGAAGTCCACAGCGTTGAACGCCGTCTTTGGCCCGTTCACCATCCCGGCGTCCCAGATAAACCGCCAGTAAGCGTTACGCCCGAACCACTCCACTCGCTTCTGGTCCTTGTCGAAGGCCAGTTGCATCTCGACCATCCGGTAATCCGAGGGCACCGCGCGAATGCCATCTGCGAGGATTGTGAACAGCTTCAAGGAATCGGGCAAAACGTCAGTCTTGCAGTCCACGTAGGCCGCGACGGCGGCATGAATGTCGATCCCGCGCTGCATCGCCTTTGACTTTGGCTCAGGCACCTTGTCGATATGCTTGTAGCGGTATTTCGCAGGGCACTCGCTCCACGTTGACCACCGAGAATAACTAAAGCTGAACGCCACCGTATGTCCTTCCTGAACGAAACATCCTGATCGTGCTCGCCGCGCAGCCATACTTCTTTGCCAGCTTGCGCGACGACTCCTTCGTAGTCCGCATCTCCATGATCTGCTCATCCGTGAACCGCCGGTTCGAGCGCACGTCAGGCTTGGGCAGCGGCTCGATACCCCGTGCCCGCAGAGCGGCCATGGCTTCGCGCCCGCGTGGTGACTTGCCATCCCGATACAGGCCGACCATGTAAGACGAAACGCCGCAGTGATCCGCAACCTCCTGCAACGACTTCCCCGGCCAGGTCAGGATAGCCTCGATCTGCTCGTCTGTGAAAAAGAACGATTTAGCCATCAGACATTTCCTCCATTGCACCCCAGTTTGGCCCCTGCTCAGGATCGGTCAGCAGCTTGGCCCGGAGCGGGATATTCTCCATGGCATCCTTCAAAACCCTACTCTGGCGCGCGGCGTCCTCGATTGGCGACGACACCACGATCTCATCGTAGACCTGCAACATGAACCGGCTGTTGTAATCTGGGTGGTCGTGCATGGCGAGAATCGCGCGTTTGGTGATGTCTGCGGCAGATCCCTGCACCAGGTAGTTCAACATCCGGTAGTCGAAGTCCCGCATCCGGCCATCAACCATCTTCGGAGCCTCACGCATGTAAAGTCGCCCGCCATAGGTCCGCACCGCGAACCCCGCTCGCAGGATACCCGCCAACTGATCGCTCAGAATACGCCGCCCCGGAAGCGCGGAGTCATGGAACGCCTTGAACCGGGTGGCTTCGGCAAAGGTGCAGCGTAGCGACTTCTGTGCAGCCGGAACACCCCCACCATACAGTGCTTGGAAGTTCAGAATCTTGACCTTCCCCCGCCCCAGCACCTGCCCGGTCATTTCAGCGATCTTCTGCCCCACATAGTCGTGCACGTCGGTAGCCGGGTCGATCTGATATTGGTGCAACAACTCGCCCTGCTCGAAGTGAGCGAACACTCTGACCTCTTGGCCCGAGAAGTCGCGCCCGTTCAGGACGTGGCCCTCGTCTGGCAGAATGTAGCGACGGACCAGGGGCAGCCGGGGAAGGCCGGGGATGAACGACGGATGCACGTAGCCATCGTCCTTGTCGTCAAAATCTTTCGAGATATTCAGAAAGTTCGGGTTCCGGGTGCTGGGCCTGCCGGTTCTGGTCCCGCCAGCCTCTCCGGCGACTTGGTTCCAATCACACGAAATGACCCCGCCCCGGCGCTCAGCCTGCGCCAGCCACGGCTCCATGAACATCGTGAGACACGTCTTGACGCGGTTGCGCCAGCCCAGAGCCTGCGCGACCTCCTGATCGGCAAAATGCTCCGGGAACAAGGTCTTCTTCGACACTGATCGCTTGCCGGTCTTCGTCTCGGAAAACACGGTCACGATCCCACGCCGACAGAGCACGTCGGCCACGTCGGCATCTGAATCGAAGTTCAGTCCCGTCGCCCCGAGGCGCTCGCGCAGCCGGTCTTCAATCCACGTGAACCACGCTTGGTAGGACGCCACGTCATGGCGCAGCGTCTCCATGTCAACTCGCAGGCCAACCCGTTCGTTCTCCATCAGGATCGGCAGCAGGCGGCGCTCCACATC